ACGGTTATCCTAAATTAATGGACATGATAAGAAAATGAGTTTTAACGCGCCAGATATAAGACAGTTTAAGTTGACCGGAAGTACGGTTGGGGATGTGCATTTTCCAAAGGTAAAATTACTAATGCCTTTCAACGGATCTAATGGAGCTACTAGTACTTCAGACCTTAGCAATAAGAATAATAGCTCCTCTTTTTCTGGTAACGCTCAAATTTCAACCGCTCAAAGTAAATTTGGGGGAAGTAGTTTAGCTTTTGACGGTACTGGAGATAAAATAACGATAGGTGATAGTTATTGGAATGATGCTATAAGCACTGGTGATTTTACTATAGAGTATTGGTTGCGCATTAATGTGCAGAGTACGTCTCAAAGAACTATAACAAATTATTCCGGAGGTACTAACGGTTGGGGAATGTATTATAGCTCTAGTAACTACTTAGATTTTTTTTGGAATCATAGCAGCACTTTCTACTACTTGAATAACGCGACAGGCGGAGCGAAAACTGTTATTCCTAATGATACTTGGACTCATGTCGCTGTGACAAGAAACGATGATACTTGGAGATTGTTTTTAAATGGCGCAGCTGAGAATACCAGAACTGGCCTTGCTCATACAATTGTTACAAGCACTCGAGACGAGCTAACATTAGGATGTCGGCCTGACACCGGCACACAATACTTAAATGGTTATATTGATGATCTTAGAATAACCGTCGGCGAAGCACGCTATACGTCTAATTTCACTGCGCCGACTACCGCACATTTAACTTCGGCCGGAGATGCAAATAAACAAATAATTGTAAACTCCAGCGCAGATGGAGTTGATGTAGGAACCGGCGGAATAAACCAAGCGCGAGTTGCGAAAGCGTGGGTGAATTTTGACGGAAGCGGAACAGTATCTATAAGAGATAGTTATAATATAGCTAGCGTGACTGACAACGGCACTGGAGACTGGACTCTAAATTATTCTACAGCTATGTCCAATACTAGCTATGTCGTATTCGGTAACGGTGCCAATGTTACAGGGGTATCTGGTACGGTTATGACTCAGACATGGACAGCAGAACAAACTACTCCTTTTACTACAAGCGCATCAAGAGTCATTTCAATGTTTAAGGGTGGTGATGGCGCTAACAGCGCATGGGATGCAGCATATCTTTATTTTATAACTTTCGGGAATTAAAAAAATATGGCTTTATCAAAATTAAGACTAGGACAGTTAAAACCAGCGGACGGAGCGACGACGGTTGGGGATGTGCATTTTCCGAAAGTGAAGCTTCTGCTGCCTTTTGACGGATCGAACGGCGCCACGTCAACAACTGATAGTAGCAATACTAATAACTCAGTGACTTTTGTCGGTACTGCTCAGTTGTCTACGGCGCAAAGTAAGTTTGGTGGGAGCAGCCTTCTACTGGATGGCAATAGCGATTACGTATATGTATCCAACAGTGACTTAGGTACTACGAGCACTGAAAGTTTTACTATTGAATTTTGGACTTACCTTGTTAATGCAAACGATGGTAATCAAGTAAACTGGTATTCTGACTACAACGGATCCAGTAACGGAATATCATTTGAAAAAAATAGCAGCAATGTACTTAAAGTTTGGAATGGAGACAGTGCACGGATTACTGGAACAACAACTATTTCATCTGGTCAATGGTATCATATGGCATTATCTGGCACTTCTGGAAGTTATAAACTATTTCTAAACGGAACTCAAGAAGGCAGCACTAGCAGTAACGGCTTCACAGGTGGTTCTACTATTAAGTATATAGGATGTTTCTATTGGGCAGGTCTAGGAGGGGCAGTTCGTTTTGTAAACGGGTATATTGAAGACTTCCGCATCACGAGAGGTGAAGCGCGCTATACTTCAAACTTTACCCCGCCGACTTCCGCCCATTTAACTTCGGCCGGAGACGTCAACAAGCACATCGTTGTGAACTCGGACGCAGACGGTGTGGCGATTGGAAGCGGAGGCATTAATCAAGCGCGGATTGCGAAAGCGTGGGCTGATATTGATGGAAGTCAAACAGCGGCGAACCAGATCGAGTCAAGTTATAATATTAGCAGCATGACCGACCATGGCAGCGCACAATTTTCATTTAACTTTGCGACAGCTATGGCTGATGCTGACTATAGCGTCGTAGGAGGCCTCGGTCTAGATGGAGGAGGGGCTAGCTCTGTAGCAGCACTTTTAATAAAGGACAAAACAACTGCATTAGTTAAAATGCATGCAAGGTACGTCGCCGGGGACGGAACCTCTACAGATTATGACTATGATATTATCTGTATGCAAGTTTTCGGGAATTAAAAAATGAAAAAGTTACCTCTAGATTATATAAAAACTTTTGGATCGACAGCTGGGGATGATCACTTTGGGAAAGTGACTGCGCTGTTCAACTTTGATGGTAGCGATGGGGACACTACTGGATCAGGATTAGATGCAAGTAATAAAAATCTCACTGTTAGCTATAGCTCAGGAGATGAATTAAGCGCTACTCAAAAAAAATTCGGCGCGACTAGTTTATATGTCGCCGACAACGTAACACTCTCTTCTAGTGACGGATTTAATATGGGAACGGGAGATTTTACTATTGAAGCATGGTATTATTTTACTTCTTTTAGTAATAGCTTCGGTCATTACGATCAATGGGCGGGAAGCTCAACTGGAGCGGGCAACGTTCAAATGTGGAACTCAACTTCAGCCCAAGGGAAAATAAAGTGGTATTACAATGGTAGCTCTAATTTTACATCCAGCACTACAATGTCTACCGGCCAGTGGTATCACGTAGCTTATGTCAGAGAAAGCGGGACTTTAAAAATGTACTTCAACGGTACAGTTGACTCGAATACTCAAAGTTATAGCAGTCAATTTGGTAAAACTGGCACAGTGTATCTTGGGGATCAACACGCAGGCGGCGGGGGAGCGCCTCAGTATTACATAGACGACTTAAGAGTCACAAAAGGATTAGCTAGATATACTTCCAACTTTACCGCGCCGACTACTGCGCATTTAACTTCTGCGGGAGATTCTCTTAAGAACATTGTTGTCAACGAAGATGCTGATGGAATCATAATTGGAACAAGTGGCATAAGCACAGCGCGGATTGCGAAAGCGTGGGCAGAATTTGATGGATCTGGAGTGACTTTAAACGCATCTTATAACGTAAGCAGTATTACTGATCATGGCAATAGGGATTATACTATAAACTTTTCTACAGCAATGACAGACGCAAATTACAGTATAGTAGGATCAAACATAGGGCAGACCGCTTCGTATAACTGGTCTGTGGTCACAGGGATGGGAACAGCGAAAACTACTAGCGCAGCAAGAATAAATGTACCTCATATTAATGATAGTAGTTTGTACGGAAATGACCCAGATGCAGTAAATGTAATAGCCTTCGGAAATTAAAAAAAATGAGAGAATTAAAACTAAGTAATGTTAAGGTTGCAGGCCAGTCTAGCGGAGAGACTAGCTTTAATAAAGTGTCTCTACTACTTCCTTTTGATGGGTCGGATACCGCAACTTCTACCAGTGACGAAAGTGATAATTCTCATACAATAACTTTTGCCGGTACAGCTCAGCTAGATACAGCTCAAAAGAAATTTGGCACAGCTAGCCTTTTGCTAGATGGAGATAGTGATTATATTCAAGTCGCAGACCACGATTCATTTGATTTTGGCGCCGGAGACTTTACTGCTGAATGTTGGATTAGATTTGCAGCTTTAGGCAACAACACTATATTTAGTCATTGGGCAAATGGTACGGCAAGCTCAATGTCTTACTATTTAACATACTTTAACAGTAGCGGTATTTTAAGGTTAGGTTATTATTTGTCAGGCAACGCTGACACAAGTTATTCTTGGTCGCCTTCTACTGGTACTTGGTATCATATCGCACTAGAAAGAAGCGGTACAACAATAAAAGTATATATAGATGGTACGTCGGTAATTTCTGTATCTGCCTCTACTACAGCTTTAAGAGATTCTGAGGATCCTTTCAGGGTTGGAGTATTTAATGATGCTTCAACTGGCAGCCCGAGTTTAGATTGGTATTTTAACGGGCATATAGACGACCTTAGAATAACAAAAGGACTTGCTCGTTATGGTACTAACTTTACGCCTCCAACTTCAGCGCATGAAACAACCGGAGGAGATGGAAACTTACCTGTAGTATTAGACGCTGATGCTACTGGAGTTAGAGTGGACTATGATGGGTCGACTAACCAAACGCGAATTGCGAAAGCGTGGGTAAACTTCAATGGGACGAGCACTGTAGCGATTAGAGGCAGCTACAACGTGAGCAGCATTACAGATAATGGAACGGGAGATTATACGGCAAATTTCTCTACAGCTTTATCTGACACGAACGGTGCGGCCGTCGCGATGACCGGTTACGTCGATCATACGTGGGGAATGCCTATGTATAAAGATGTATCTGGAAGCAATCCTCTTACTACAACTCAATTCAGAGTAGCAACAGTTGAACCTGAAACAACTTCGGTTACTTATTACGATCAGGAACAAGTGTCAATATTAATTTTCGGTAATTAAAAAAAATTGACTTTTAGCAAAAAAAATCTATAATAAGTGTAATATAATAAAATGGACATCACAGGAAGAATCATTTACCCGACAGCTCCCGCAGAAGGAGAGAGTTATAGCGGTGTCGCAGTAGTTGTCCCGGCTCCTCAAGCCGTTGAACGAGGCGAAACCCATGAAGATTTTATGGCTAGAATCGCCGCTAAAGACGTACCCGCAGGAGTTCCTTATCAAATTATTCCTATCAGCGATCTCCCTGCTGATAGGTATTTTAGAAACGCTTGGGAGTATGCGGAGTAATAAATTATGCCAATCGGAGTAAATATCGCAAAAGCTAAGGAGCTCCAAAAGGAGCGTTTTCGCCAAGTTCGCAAGCCGCTTTTAGAGGCGCTAGATATTGATTATCAACGTGCTGATGAAGCTGGGGACGCATCCAAGAAAACAGAAATCGCCACTAAAAAGCAAGCTTTAAGAGATGTGACAAATAACACTGCTCTTAATGACGCTACTACAGAAGCCGAAGTTCGCGCTGTGTGGGACGCTGATGTTCTTGGAACTAGACCTGCCGAACATACTTAATTTTCCAAAAAAACTTCATATAGTGTAATTTATACTATATGAAAGTTGTCGATATCGCTGACGAAATCTTCAGAGAACTCTCTGAACCTTCAACTTTATCTATTCCCGCTATTGCCTACTGGGTTAGGAGCAATGTCGGCGAATTAAATAATTATTTGAACACTTCTTTCAGAGTAAGTCATCAAACTTTTGAGATAGCGGAAGAGGTTGATGTTACTGGAAGACAGCCAAGTTCATTCAATAGCGCGGTAGATAGCGCTACATTAGAATTACAGTTTGAAGAAAAGGCTGTGCTTAAAAAAATGTATAATGTACATTATTATGATCAACAGCTTCGATCTACTTTGGGCGCCGCTTCGAACGATCCAGTTGTAGAGGTGGTTTCTGATGGTTCTAAAGTTCGCAAAATTAACAAAAACGAACTTAGTAAAACTTACGCATCTTTAAAACGACAAGAATACGAAGAGCTCACCGACATGATTAACGCGTATAAGCTAAGACTTTCCGCGCCGGTTCAAGTAGCGGGAGACGACACTACAGTTGGAGCTCATGATCCTTTCAGAACGCAGCATTTCAACAGATTAACTATCTAAAATGGCTTCTTTAATTACAGAATCCAGTAAGACAGATTTTAAAAAAGCTCTTACTGATCACTTTGACACGTTCAAAGAAACTATTACTATATTCAAAGAGCCGAAGAAAGTAATCACTAACCAATCACAAAGCATTTACGCCGGATATGGAGCGCAAAAAGAAATCGTAGAGTATCAGACGGTAAGCGATACTTTCGAAGCGTTGGTAAACTTTAAAGAAAGACAAAATGAGGAGATTGTTGACGATATAAAAGTAGAGGATATTAGAGGCGAAGTTAGAATTAAGGTAGAACAAGACTGCAGAGATTATATCAAAAACAATGGCAAGACAGAATCGATAGTCGTCCAAGGAAAGAATTACAATGTAATTACAGACGATGGAACCAGAGAATATCTTGGGCAAAAATATTTTGTATTTTATTTAGAAGCGACTACGTAATGGCTAGGAAATTAAAGCTAAATCTAAAGCAAATGCTCAAAAAACAATTTGACCCGAGCAAGTCAAAAGCTTTAGAGAATTTAGCATACGCTTCTGCTTCTAAAAAAGTGAAGACGGCCCAACAGATGCTACTAGAGGAATTAGAGGAACACGAAGTCACTAGAAGTATAGAAAATGGGACTAAAAGTTCTGCTTTGGGATATCAAGCCAGTATATTTGAATTCTTAGGTTTTAGTAGAGGAGATAAACCAGTACAGGTGCTAAGAAATGCTTATACTAATTTCATTCATTTAAAAAGAGTTCCGTTAAAGAAAAAGGTAAGCTCGACTCAAATAAATTATGATTTTACAGTCAGCTACCCAAGCTTAACTGAAATATACGCGGAAACTCCTTTGCCTTGGGGCGGCGGCCGAAGTTGGGTCAAAGCGATAGAAAAGGGTGGAATAAGCAATTTCAATTATACTTTAGCTAATTCAAGTTATTCAACAAGCAGATCAGGTACGGCAATTCAATCTAAGTATGTAGTAAGAGATTTTAATTATAAACCAATTCCTTATTTATCGCCTATAATAAATAAGTTTAGAGTAAACGCAGGATTATGAAGCCGCAATTTGACAATAAAGTAATGTCTAGTTTTTTCTTATGGTTTGATAACAAACTATTAGATAAAGGAGAGGCATTTGAAAATGTAACAGGAAAATTTTACGATGCTTCAGAAGAATATGGTGGATATAGTACATACGCTAGCTCCTATTCTCAATTTGTAGCAGACGCTTCTATAACCGGGGCGACGATTCCTACTGGGCTTTATGTTGGGGAGGATAATTTAGTGAATGTTGGTCAAGGGGGAGCTACTGGACTTTTTGATATTAATTACTTAGACGGTAAAGCTTACTTTTCCGGAGATCAAACAGCCGATATTACAGGGTCTTTCGCGATAAAAGATTTTAATGTTTATTTAACAAACCAACCAGAAGATAAAATTCTTTTCGAAACTAAATATACAGAAAGGAATAGGATAGATCTAACCCCCACTGGACTAGAAGCAGGGACTAAAACTTACCCTGTAGTATATTTAAAAAGCATGGGGAGTTCTAATGAGCCGATAGCTTTCGGCGGCCAAGACCAAACTACTATTAATATTAGGGCTATAGTTTTAGCGCAAAGTCAATTTGAATTAGACGCAGTAGGGTCAATATTCAGAGATACGCAAAAAACATTAGTGCCTCTTTTTGACGAAGATGAAATGCCTTTTAATTCATTTGGAGGTTATAAAAACGGAGATCAGTACAATTTCTCAACTTCTACAGCTTCTAAAGGTTCAAAAAATTCTTGCTTTATAGAAGAGGTATTTGTTTCTAATTTAGAAAGAGGCGTGCAAAGTAGGATTCGAGACCTTAATCCTGATATTTTTACTAATATTATTGATTTCGAGCTTACTAAGTTCAGATATCCACGAAATTGCTGATTTTTATTTCTCTTTTAGGAATATTAACTGTAATATGAAATAACAACTTAAAAAAGGTTTTAATATGGCTAGAAATAGAGTAATTTACCAAAGTGAGGCGCTTTTCGCTGGACAAAAGTCCACCGCAAGCACCATTACTGCCGCTCATACAACTGAAGAGATAAGGCAGCTACACCGAGTTCAATCAGCGAATTATTCATTTAATATCGCTAGGACTGACGTTAACCAGTTCGGAGAGCTGGCTGCTATTGATAGAGTAGCGCTTGAGACTCCTACTGTTTCTTTAGATTTCACTTACCTTTTAGCAAACTTTTCCAACGAGGAAAATATGGGCTTTAAGGTTAATGATTATCATATCACGAACCCAAATTTAGTATCCGCTCTTGACGGAATGTTGAAAAAGACAGAAGATGAGAGAAACTTCTTCATCCAAACATCCACAGAGGGCGAAGACGCAATTGGAGATACTAGTAGAGACGGTGATGGAACGCATGCTTCAGTCATTGGTATTGGTAATGGATTTATTACTTCGTATTCAACGGAAGCTTCTGTTGGCGGTTTTCCAACCTGTTCCGTCTCCGTAGAGGCGATGAATATGAATTTTAGCACAGGGACACAAAGTATCCCCAACCCTGCTATTAATAGAACAGACGGAAGTGCAGCCTCAACTAACATAAGCTTACCTGTTGTCAGTGGCCACTCTGCACTTAGACACGATCCCACTGGCGATGTCGATAGCATAAGCGATGCGGCTGTAGCTATCAGTACTCTCCGTCCGGGAGATATTACTATTAGGATTGCAGAACATCAATCCAACGGACAGTTCGGAACCACTCATTATGATGATGGTATGCCCGGTGCTAAGCTTCCAGAAGATAATGGGACTTCTACTAATTCAGCTAATATTCAAAGCTATACTATTAACTTTGATATGGGTAGAACAGCTATTCAAAGACTTGGAAATAGATTCGCATTTGCTCGCGAAGTCGATTTCCCTGTAAGTGTGAACTTGAGTTTTGACGCTATTTTAACTGATCTTACTACCGGTAATTTGAACCAGTTGATTGATTGCGAAAAAGCTTACGACATTCGCATTCAACTCAAAGGAACAACTGGAGATTGCGGAGGAAACAAAGCTTTCATAGCTGAGTATTACATGAAAAATATGAAGCCTGACGCACAGTCTTACAGCTCTTCAATTGGAGACAACAAGACAGTAACTCTTGACTTTACCACTCAAATCGGTGGTCCAAGACAGACTGATGTTGGATTGTTCATGAGAGGTATCACTCAAAACTTGACCGGAAATGCAGATTTCAATGCTATGGACGGTTTCGCTGCCAACTCTTAAAATTAATATCTAGAACATCATGGATAGAGACGCAAATTATTGGAGAAAAAGGAATGGCGCAAAAATGCCGGGGGAAACCCCGGCTCCTGCGCCGGAACCGACGCCAGAACCGCCAGCTCCCACACCGGAGCCAGAACCAACACCAGAGCCTCCCGCTCCAGAGCCTCCCGCTCCTGAGCCTACTCCTGAGCCACCCGCTCCGGAACCTGCGCCAGAGCCTCCCGCTCCGGAACCGGTTCACGAGCCTTAAAATTAAAAGCCCCCGAAAGGGGGCTTTTTTATTGGTTTTATGTGTAATTATTTATAGGTAAAAGGTACAGTAAAGGTAAATTATGGAAAAAGATATTGTCGAAAACTTTTTCTCGTTTCAATTAAAGAGAAAAATTACAGGATTATATAAGTGCTTCTTCTTCATCCTAGAAGATTTAAATTCAGAAGGTATTCAAATCCCCGAAGAAAGCTACAAAAGAATACGTAAACGTATCCTTGACCAAGGGAATGATTGCATTAGAGAATTAGAAGAATATTTTGACAAATATCTAGAATTCCATAAAAATAAGTAAAAATGAAAAGGTTATACGAGTTCACGGTAAAGAAAAAGGAATCGGTAGAAAAAGAGGTTCCTGACGTAAATAAGGACGGCGAAGAAGTGACAGTAAAAAAGACCGTCGAGGAAGAAGTCGAAAAGAAGTTCTTCTTGCGAAGACCGACCCGCGCAATGCTGGACGAAGGAGAACTTTATTACGGTGTAGAATTAGGTAAAGCTATCCGCGCCGGAATGATTACTCGGCCGCTGCTTCATAAACGTTATACCAACGATGGTGGTATAATGAATGAGATCCAACAAAAAGCTTTTGACGAGATTACTAAAGAGCTGCGAGAGATATATGCTGAGCAGGAAGTGATCAATCAAATTGACGAAAAGAAAAGAACCAACGCTCAGAAGAAAAAGCATAAAGAACTAGAAGATAAAGCTAAGCCATATCTTGAGACAATGAGGAGATATAACATGGCCGAAGAGTCTATCTTTGAAGATACCGCTGAATCTCGCGCAAGAAATAAAGCTATTCTTTGGTGGGTTTTATTCATGTCGTATAATGACAATGAAACCCCGTTCTTTAACAAAGGAGATTTGGAAGATCGTCTTGAAAGATACGATGAGATTGAAGATGAAGAAGATACGTTTTTGACCTCTGCTGTAGCAGAATTCACGTATAACGTAAGCTTGTGGTACTTTGCTCGTCCAAACAGCAAGGAACAGTTTGAAGAGCTTAAAAAGGGCGTTGATAAGCTAGACGAAGAGGAAGAGGAGGAACCTGAGAAGAAGCCCGCGAAGAAAAAATGATTTTTTTAAAGTTGTATTAAAACCTTGGCCCCCCTTAACCGGGGGGCTTTTTTATGGAAAGAGAGAAGTTAAAATTAGTATTTTCTGAAATTATCGAAGGATATTCCTTGGTTCCTTCCAAGCTATTCGGCGATTTAAAAATAAAGCATATCAATAACTTTGACGCGGCGAAAACTGATATCAAAAACCACTACTATATGGAGAAAGCGGTTTCCCAAGGCCTGCAGAAAAGAGATGAAAAGATAGAGTATCTAATAGAAGAAAAACTCTGGGATCCTGAAAAAGATAAAGAGGCTGAACGTCTTGGCGATATACTAAAGGGCATGAGGAAGACTAAGTCTAAGCTTTTTCTCCAAGCCCAAATAGATGCGATAAAAAAAGAAATAAATGAAAATGAAAACAAGCTAGCAGCTATACTCGCAGAGAAGGAATCTATTATAGGCTTCACCGCAGAAGAATATGCTCAGAGAAGAATAAATGAGTATTATATGCATATCTGTATTTTAAATGAGGATGGGAATAAGTTATTTAAAGAGAATGAATTTGATGAATTAGATGAAGAACAAGTTGCAGAGATAATGAGCGTCTATTCAGAGAATAATAAAAAGTTCGCAGCAGAGAATCTAAAAAGGGTAGCTTTGGCGGATTTCTTTACTAATATATTCTATCTTTGCGATGACAATGTATTTAATTTTTACGGAAAGCCTGTAATAAACCTCACTTTTTACCAAATAGAAATATATAGTTTTGGCAGGTATTTTAAAAGTATTATACAAAACTCTGAAGACAAAGTCCCAGATCATATAGCTGAAGATCCTGAGAAGTTGATAGAATGGGCGGAGTCTAGCAAAAACGTTAAAGAAGTTCTTGAAAAGACTTCTGGAGATGGAGAGGGCGGCGCTTCTAGTATTATGGGAGCGACGAAAGAAGATCTGGCTAAAGCTGGTATTGATAAAGATCAGGATGTTATAGATTTATCTCAAAAAGCCAAAGAACAAGGGGGTAGGCTTACTATGGAAGATATGATGAAATTACACGGAGTTAAGTAAAAAAAGTGTAATTTAATACGTGGCTACGGAAAAGTTACGGGCAGAATTAGAGATAATCACGGCAAAGGCTGAAAAAGATCTGAAAAGGTTAGATAGGTCTTTAGCTGGTGTTGAGAAAAAGGTTGCGTCTATAGGCGGAAAGGGAGGTAGGTCCCTTAAACCTTTAGGGGAGGGACTGTCTGCGGCAACGGTAAATGCTTCTGAGTTTGAGAAGTCGATGGCCGCTGCAAATGCTCGTGTTATCGCTTTCGGTGCTTCCGCTGGTTTAATAATACAAGTCCAGCGAGCTTTAAAAGAAACTGTAAGAGCAACTATAGAAGTTGAAAAATCTCTTACTGATATCAATGTAGTTTTAAATACCAACACAGCTAACCTGCAAAAATTCGGGGATAGTCTTTTTAAAATAGCAGGACAAACGGGGCAGGGTTTTAAAACAGTTGCAGTAGCAGCTACAGAATTAGCAAGACAGGGCCTTAGTATGGAGAAAACTCTTCTCCGTACCAAAGACGCTCTCATCCTCACAAGACTTACTGGAATGGGCGCAGAAGAAGCGGTATCTTCTTTAACCGCAGCAGTGAACTCTTTTTCTAAAGCTGGAATTACTTCTGCTCAAGTAGTAAATAAAATGGCGAAAGTTGATCAGGCTTTCGCTGTTAGTTCAGACGATCTTGCTAAAGCTATATCTCGTGTTGGTTCATCCGCTGTTGATGCAGGGGTTAGCATGGATGAACTGCTAGCTATTACCACCGCAGTCCAGCAGAGAACTGCTCGTGGTGGTGCTGTTATTGGTAACGCATTCAAAACCATTTTTACAAGAATCGGCAGAACTGATGTCCAGAAAAAACTAGCTGGAATAGGAGTTGCGACTAGAGACATGGCTACAGGAGCCATGCTTCCTGCAACGAAAGTTTTAGAAAATCTTTCTGCTAAATTTAAAGATTTATCCAAAGTACAGCAAAACCAAATAGCAGAAAGCGTTGCAGGTGTTTTCCAAGTTAATATTTTGCGTGCGGCCTTGGGAGATCTTGCTAGCAAGTATGGAGTATACAACAGAGCTTTAAAAGAATCTGCTTCAGCTACGGACGAAGCTTATCAAAAAAACCTGCAGTTAAATCAGACTCTTGACGCTATGGTTAATAAAACCTTAGCTAATTTAACTCAAGCGGGAGCCGCTATAGGTGGAGCAACTTTAAAACCCGCTATAGAAAATGTTCTTAGCGCGGTAAACGCTGCTATAGGAGCTTTTGGAGAAGGGGGGAGATTCGAGGAGTTTGGGAAAGGTATAGGTAAAGATCTATTAGAAGGAGTAGGTAAATTTTTATCTGGGCCGGGGTTAGCTATATTAACTATAGGAATAGGCAAGCTTGCTATAAACTTTGCTTCATTTGCAAAAACTGCAGTAGCTGGAGTTCTAGAATTAAATAAAAATGTTTTATTAAGAAAAAATTTAGAAGCGCAAGTTACAGCGGAGCTTCAAAGGCAGCCAAATATTATTAAGGCGATAGAAAGAGGCGAGATGTCCGCAGCTACCGCTGCAAAAGACATGCTTGCCGCGATGAAGGCTACTAATGTAGAAGCTACTAAATTAGCTGCTACTTCTAGAAGTATATCTGGAGCAATGCTTACTTTACCGGGAGGAAGAAGGCCCGGTAGAGCCGCCGGATTCGTTCCTAACTTTGCAGATCCAAATGCTGAAAGAGGAGCGGCCGCGATGGGAGGCTATAGAGCCGGAGCTATAAAAACCATGAACATTCCCGGCCAAGGGAATGTTATGTATAACGGTGCGGAAACGGTGAAACAGTTTCCCGGTATGGTTCAGCCTGCAATCATGCCGCCGCAAAGAAGTTTGGCAGGAGCTAATTATAAAAAAGCTTTCGGCGCTGCACACGGTTTCGATCCTTACGCCGCTGGTGGATTTGTCCCTAACTTTAACAGAACTATCATAGACAAACTTGGGGCAAACCCGAGTAATGCTAAAATTGCATCAGCTATAAGAGACGGGCATCTAACCAGAGATGAGGCTATAGGGTTATACAGTTATAAAGGCACAGCCGGTTTAAATTTAACTCAAGCGCAAAAAAATGAGTACAATAAGAAAGGTACAAAAGATGTCATAAAAGAAAGTATGGATGTGCAGAAGCAGTTAGGAATTCTTTCCCTATACGGCAGGCACAAAGGCGTAGCAAAAAATGCGACAGCATCAATGAAAATTAAGGACTTAGCGGTATTTCAGGAATATGTCGCTAGGAATCCAGAAGTAGGAGAAGAAAGAATTCAGTTTACTGGAGTGCAAGTAGCTACCTTAAAAGGACTAGAGGATAAACTGGTAAAAGAAGGGGGAGGTAATACTTTTTCCGATACTCTCAATGATCATATAATTGAGCCTCTAGCAAGAGTAGGAGCGAAGACAGTAGGGGGAATACTGGGGAATCAAGGGCCTAGGGTAAGTGCCATTAAAAATAAGATGCAAGGTAAAAACCTTGTGCCTAAACAAGCGGAAGGAGAACTATTTGAGACTGCTATAAAATTAGCCTTGCATAATCCTAAAAGATTTATTGACTCTATAGATGGCTCCCCAACTGCCCCTTTTGATTTTGAAGAAGGCAAAGCGCCGACACAAGATTTCAAAACAAAATTAGGTTTTAGCCATAAACTACTCAGAGCAGACGCGAAAAGAACATCAGATAAAGCTGCCGTAGACTCTATTGTAAAGAAAGCTTATAATCAGCATGTACTGATAGAAGCAGGGTTGGCTAAAGGCCCGCTTCTTAAAGAACTCGGAGCAGTTCCTCTAGCGGGCAAAATAGACCAATCTGCCGCAACTCAAAGGCTGAGACATACAGCAGGAAAGCCCGGAAGGGCGTATGGACTCGTTCCAAACTTCTCTCCATTAGGAGATGCTATAACAAGAGAAAGAGCGGCCGGTGTTCCCAAGTCTGCTATTAGAGTAGGATCAAGTCCTGCTTTGAAAGGTCCGGGAAATCCCGGTGGCTTAGGAGTATATAATACAATAGACGAACCAGCAGGTCTTGGCCAAGGTATTAGCAGGTCAAGAAGCATGGGTATAAATCCAAAGACCCATGGAGTACCTAACTTTGCTATATCCATGACTCCGGGGGCTGGAGCCGGAATCCCTATAGTTTTAGGACCGGGAGGGGCAGGAGGGTATACTAAATTACCAGCGGATTACTTTTCGGGTGTAGACAGGCCAGATAGCGCTAAGTCAGCCATCCCGCCTAAAATAGTTGATAAAATTGATGATAGTAGTAAGACATTCAAATCTGGAGCTACGAAATTTGCCGGAGCGATTGATAGGTTGATGATTCCATTAACCGCTGTCGGCTACATGGGGGTTCCTGCTATAGAAAGATCTTACGGGGCTCAGGCTGCAGATACTTTTCAAGCAGGACTAGGAGGAGTGTTCGCCGCACAGATGGCAGGAACAATGGCTTCTTCTGGGGTGAATAAGTTGGGAGAAATGATTCCTAGGAAACCCCCCAAACTTGATCCTGTAACCGGAAAGATTGCTAGATCTGCAAAAACAGCTAGAGCATTCGGTAAATATGGTAAGATGGCGGCTCCTGTAATAGCCGCCGCTGGGACAGGCTACGCAGCTTTTGCGGGTTTAAGAACCGATCCGGCAGATATAGAGCATCAAGAAACCATGCAAAGACTTCAGGAGCGTATGGATAACCTAAAGGGCATGGGTAGTGGTAGCGCTATATTGTCAGGGGCTGTAGGAAATATAGCTCAAAATTATGGCACAATGACATCATCACAAGTTGTAAAAGCTCATGAAGATATAGGAAGGCAAACGGATTCCATGCTTGAAGAGATAATGGCTTCAGGACAAGACGTGGATACTTCAGAGTTCCAATCAGCTATGGAGGAATTCCAAAAACATATGTTAAGCAATGCTACAGATTTAGAATCGGCAGAGGAAAAAGCCTCAAAAGCTATTCAAAATCTTACAGACAGCATTACAAAGCTACAAAAAGCTGCATTAGGAGAGCAAAAAGCCGAAAAACTTAATAAATTTTTCAGAGATCAAGAAGCTACAATTGAAAGCTTCCGAGAATTTGAAAAAGAGGGAGGCAATTTAGCAGATAGTGATACGGCCATAAAGATATTCCGTAGAACTATGGGAGACATGATAGATACGGGGGCTTTAAGTGATACAAGATCAGGGATACCATTTTTAGCATCAGCCCCTACTGGATTTAGTAATCGAGCTTATGCCGGTGCCGGATCAGGCAATATCTCAAGTGCGGCCGGGTCGGTACTCGACAAGGCGCAAAATGCGCTTATTGATTCATTGCTCTCAACAAAAGGAGCGCTAGGCTTTGTAAATCCTCTCGCGTACGGTGGTGACTTAGCTGGATTGTTTATGGACAAACAAGAGGGTTTAATGAAAGAAATTTTCCAAGAAATAGGGCATTTTGACATAAATGAGATGAGTCCAGAATTTGTTCGTAGATTTAATAAGGCTATGGATGAAATTTTGTTACAAGGTTTAACCGAAAAACAAAAAAGCTTTATAGGTCAAATTTCAAAAGATATAGATATTGTAGGAGCAGCGAAAGCTTTTAAGGAAAAAGAGTTCAAAGGAATGACTGACGAAGTCGAGATCCAAAGAATATTAGACAAAAGGCGTGACGAATTGAAAGCATCAGATACTCCTTTGGCTGATTTAAAAGACCTTGGCATATTTGATGACGAGCAGGCTATAAATAAAGTTATAGATCGCAATTTGCCGGATACGGTCAAAATGAATATAATTGACGCTTTTTTCAAAAGATTCAAAGCAAGTATAATAGCGTATAGCAACAGGCCTAAGAATGTAGATGATTTTAAAAGAACGGTGGAAGATTTCACTCCACTTGCAAGAAGACAACAATCACTGCTAGGTGCAGCTTTTCAATCTAAAAGAGCTTTAAAAGATTTAAAAAGGAGAAATGATAGTGCGGAAAATTTAGCGAAAGTACAGGATGATATGGCTCTCGCGTTAGCCCGTGCTACAAAAAGCGCAGAAGGGGTTGCTAAGGTAGAGCTCGATGTGTCAATGGAGAGGACTAGGAGAAAGTTTGATGATTTAACAGAAGAGTTAGAAGAACAATTTTCTGGACAAATTTCAGAAGCAAGAGCCGCATTAGTTGCGTCTCAACTTAAATTTAGTAAAAAAAGCCCCCAACAATCTGCCGCGGCGAAACAAGAAGCGGAGATGCTCCAAAGTATTGTTCAAGGGGCAGACCCAAGATTTGCGAGCCTTCCAGAAGGGCACCCGCTTCGAAGCAAAACGATACCTTTAGAAGCACGAGCTCATCGAATGCGTAGTCTTATAGCTGAGGCTCAGGCTAAAGGGGGTGCGCTCGCTGACCCAGATCCAAATGCAGCCATGCAGCTAGAAATGCGTCAAAGAGCACTAAAAATCATTGAACTTAGGATTCAACAAGCTGATATAGAAAGAGAGTACAATGAAGGCAGGATAGACGAAAACACAAGAAATAAAAAGATGGCTGAGCTTAAAGATCTTCAGCTTCAGCTAGAGCATGAATATAACAGGGAGGCCGCTCAAAGAAATTTGAGAATAAAAGCTTCTCAAACCGCAGGCGCTTTACAATTCATCGAAGGAGATCTTCGGGCTGGAAAAATTACAGGGTCATCAGCTAGCGCTCAAAGAAGAGCCGCTAGGCAGGCCCAGAGAGATGCATTTGGATTAGACCCGTCTAAACAAGGCGCTGGTTTTGCTGGTTTTGGAACGATAGTAAAAGAAAGTTTCGCTAGAGGGCCGAGAGATGCAGTAGAGGAATTTGAAGATGGCATAGCTGACGTAGCTCTTACTATAAGAGATTCTTTAAAAGACGCTATTAAAAATATTGCTAGCGGCGCCCAAAGCTTCGAAGATGCTATGTTCAATATCTTCGCGGCTTTAGCAGATAAAATCGCGACCCAAGGGATCAATCAAGGAGTAGATTCTATATTCGGTTCTCTTTTTGGTAAGAAGCATGGAGGTTATATCCCTCGTGGTTATAATCAAGGCGGTGTTGTAACCGGAGGATCTGGAGTAAGAGATGACGTCATGACCATGATGCAAGGCGGCGAATATGTTATAAAGAAAAGCGCGGCTCAGAGAATTGGATACAGTACATTAAACGCAATTAACAGTTATGCGAATGGCGGTAAAGCTAGAGTGTCTTTAGCGAAAGAGTTCTTGTATAACGAGCCAACCAACAGACCAACGTCTGGCGGGTTTAACATCAGCCGCAATCTTTCCATGCAGGGGATATTTAATGAAAATGATCCTCAAACAGGAGCAATGTTTGATAAGTCTAACAGACTAGACTCTTATCTCAACTACAGACTTCAAGAACAAAGAAGAAGAGACTCGATAATCCAAAAAGCTAAACAGGAGAAGAAGGCACGTTTGATGAACGCATATGTTAGTGCTGGGTTGAGAATCGGCGCTGGGTTTATAGGTGGTAATTTTGGACCGACTGCAGAAAATGCGGCAGGAGCCGCCGGAAGCACTGCGTCAAACGTAGGAAGCAGCAATTATATAACACCTCTTCCGGGACCAGCCGCTCCGGGGCCGGGACAATATGGCTATTCGGAGTATCAGGGGGCTAGAGGTGGTTCTCCTGCGTTGGTAATGGGCGGCGAATATATTATGAGCCCAAGAACTACCGCTAAATACGGTACAGGATTCATGGCTGAGTTGAATCGTGGCAGAGTTCCCGGGTTTAACGAAGGAGGAATGGTTGGCGGTGGCGGTGGCGGTATGTCAGCCGGAGTCACTACAAACAACGTTAGTCTTAATATAAATGTAGGTAATGATGGGTCAACCAAAGTCGAGAGCCAGTCTCAAGATTCTAAATCCTCAAACCAAGAACGTCAGGATAAAGAAGAAGTGGAGAGAAGCAAACAATTCGGCGATGCAGTTAGATCGGCGGTTCTTAAAGAAATCCAAAGACAGCAAAGGCCGGGAGGTTTGTTGAGAGATGGCGCGACTTACGCAGGAGGGAAGAGGATCTAAAGTTTATTCTCTAGCTCTATAATTCTATTCTCAAGTTCTATAAGCTTATCTTCTATTATAGAAGAACCTTCGTTGTAAAGATTATATGCGTTAATAGTCCCTTTCTTTACTATGGGTATATTTAACTTTGGGGTGAACTCTATAACTTGAGCTAAACAGGTTATTCCAAAATTGTAATTTGAAGTACAGTTTTCATTTAGGGTTATAGTTGTTCTTTTAATCTTAACTTCACCATCTTCAACTCCTTCATCCAAAGGATATTCGAAATTTATGTAACCAGCTCCGTTTTCAAATATGGAAGTCTTTACAGTTTTTTCTAAAGTTTTCTTTACTGAAGAGTTTTGTATTTTCACTTCTATATCTAACTCTTCTCCTAAGCCGCCTTCTGGGTTTATTGATATATATTTAGTGGGGGTACAAAAGCCTTCTACATTATTCACACTTAGACTTTTAACCCCTCCGTTCTCATCAACCTCTTCTACTAAAAAATGACACTCTCCTTCATACTTAGTCCAATAAAGTACGTCATTTTTCTCATAACCTTTGCCGGGATTGTTGATTAAAACTCTTTCGTCGATAGGGTTGTTTTCAAGAACGATTTCTACGACATCTTTTCTGAAAACTGTTTTGACGGCGCTTTCTTGTAAGCTTAGGAAAGTTTCTCCTTTAAGACTGACTTTATCGAATTTAATCCAAAGCTCTTCGTTTTTTATATCTTTTATGGTAAATTGGTCATTTCCTGCTTTGATAGAAAAATCATTTGTAATCTCAAGAAAATCTTTTTTAGCTTGAGCGAATAATATGTTCGATTCTTCCTGTATTGTGCCGAAGAAATTAACAGACTTCATTATATATATTTTATTCTAAATCAGCTAAAAATCCTAAAAATATTGTAATCTCATCTTTTAAGCCCGAGCCTCTTTGGGTAGGATCTATGACTGTTATTTTAAATTCATCATGTGGGGTTTTCGCGGCTAATCTGTCAAAATTGTAATCGAGGTCTCTGGACATATTTGTTTCGTAAGGTATAACCATAGGAACGTATTTCTTCTTCTCGTTAAATAACACCGTAATCTCAGCTCCAGACCCCGCGCCAGATGTAGATTTTACTGTTTTTGATTTCACATCTGTAATACCAGCAGACTGCGTTATCTTAACAACATCTCCGGTAGATTTAACTTGTAGATAGCAGTAAGTTCTAAATGATAAAGCTTTAGCTCCTTCGTCTGTCGGGGACTTTTTAAAGAACACCATAGACGAAATCGTAGCTTGCTTTTTGTTAAATGAATTTAAATTTGTGGTTAAGTCTGGGCTACCATTATATTCAGAGATAGGGGGAGCTACTTTGCTGAAAGACAGTCTTTTCTCACCGAAAATACTTGCGACAGGTTGATTTAAACTTGTAGCATCAATTCTAGCAATAGGCCTGCCTTTTTCATCAATAGATTTGAAATGCCTGTTTAAAGTAAGCTTATCGAAAGTAGCTATAATTAAATTGCTCTTAGTTAGATTTTGATCTTGGAAAGGCGGGAATGGAAAGCTGATAGTGCTATCATTAAAATTAAAGTCTTGAGCTAGAACGTAATATTTTCTTACTTCTATTGATCCAGAATTTGTTGTGACTTTTTGCACAGGTCCATCTTCAATCTTTATCTCTTCAGTGTTTAAAGAGAAGCTTTCATCAGCGTAATAAATCACAACTCCAGCTATGTCATCCAGCATATCACTTAACTCAGAGGAGGTTTTAAAATATTTATTAGTAGCTTCGTCTTTCGAAAGATTGAAAGTTAAGTTAATGTCTCCTTTATGAGATATGCTTGGTTCAAGTATGTAGGGGATCTTTCTATCGAATCCAATTTTTGGAGACACAAACCCTTGCCTGTCAGAATATTCGTTTAAGAAGAACAGAGGTTCTGGCTGCGCAAGCCTGACCTGAAGTATATCATAACCTGCGAGCTTGCCTTTTTCATTTGGAGAAAAATCTCCTTCCGCATTTTTATTAATAGTATTATCGTATACCTTATTTCCGGCGCTTGTCTTCCCATTAGATTTATCAAAAGCTTCAACAACTACATCAAAATCTCTAATCGGAACAATTCCTTCTTTTAGAACATCATTAACAACTACCCCCGAAACGTTCGAGACAAAGTATCCATCTTCTGTAACAGCTCTTGCAGCCTCTACGCTATTAAGAGCTTCAGGAAAAGAGAAAGAATTGTCTGGCTGAGTAATAAAATCTGAACCAGTTATTTCTAAATAGATATTGGGGTCGGGCTTGTTCCCTTCACTTGGCTTTCGAATAGTCACTCTTCTGCCAAAATTAAATTCCAATTCTTCTCTTGAAGATTGGAAGGTGGAAGCCAGCTTCGCTGAATAAGCAAATTCAGGAGAAGGCTGATCTTTTAAAATCGCGATATCACTTTCTTGATCGCTGGTTAAAGATTTTGAAGCGGGGCTGTCTAGGAATTGAGAAATGTTTTCTACGTCTAAGGGTCTTAGCTTGTATATGCTTAAATGATTTATTACAGAAAGAGTGTCTTTATTCGGATCTACTACAATTTTTTGGTCACTGTCTCTAGGAGGGAAATATGTTGGTCCATAGTATCTTTCTCCCATTTTTGACCATATCGCAAATTCATACTCTTCACCTTCTTCATCTAAAACAAAAGAAGCTTTATATCTTTCGTATTTTTGATATTTAGGATCATCTATATATTCGCCACCCGGTATTACTTTCTCATGTTTTTTTATACCTTCAGCCTGCTGCTCAAGGAAAGTAGCTTTAGAAAAGGCTTCTTTCTTAACGAGCACGTGATAGCTGTCGTATTCCTCAAAGGCTATATCGTCATTCTCTCCATTCCAACATTGCCAAGAAATGGTAATTCTGTGCCCGGTTTTAGATTTCTGTTCTCTAGGTGATGGCATAATTTATTGTTATCGTGTAGGTCCAAATTTACTTTTTGCAGCTACTGTATCTGTATTGAGGTTGTGACTAAATATATCATCTGTTTCCGCTCTTACTTTTTTCTCTTTTTTGAAAGCTTTAAATCCTGCGTCTGCAGGAGTCGGATGCCTTCTATTGTTTAGGTTTCTGTCGTCTGTATCTTTCGGCGCTAAGTTTCTAAATGGATTAGCTGTCGCCGTTGTGACTCCTCTACTGTCTCCAGCTATAACTACTCCTTCTTCGCAATTTTCATTTATCTCTGCCGTTATTTTATTCCCGTCAAGATCAAGACCGAAGACCAGAGTGGCATGATCTTTATATTCCCCGTTAAAAAATATAAAATTTGGATCGAATTTGTTAGTATTTATATTCGCCACAGACCTTAAACCTTGTGACTCTGGATCTACGAAAACATACTCTCCCTTACTTAATTTGCTTTCTTCTTGAATATAGTTATCTACATTTGCAGCAGTAGACTGTCTGCCTCCTAAATATAATTGATAATATAGGTCGGGAGAGTTTGAGTCCGCTTTCCCTTTAACTCTGCTTGGATATACTATCGTCTCGCCTTTAATCTGAGGAGCGAAGGCCATGGGGGTGTCGTATATCTGCGATGTCGCCGTACTAAAATTAGAAATAGCTTGACATGCGCCTCCTACATTTGGAATTATATTATCATCAGTAAGATTAATCCCGAAAGTATAAACAAAGCTGGCTTGAGTGGCGCATTCTGCCGTACATATCCTTTCTAGAAGCACTGTGAAGAATAAATATTGGCCCGGTACGATATAATCAGAAAGCTTGCCGTTTTGTGCAATTTGTTGGATGTTGTCCCCTTTTTTGAACAGCATGTAGGGGCTGCATTTGAAAGTAGTTTTGGGGGATACATAGTTAAAAACGTTACCACATAAGTTAAGATTTGCAACATCTGGGTATTTGAAGCTAATACTTTTTGTTTCTATTTCTCTTTCATCTGAAGCCGCATAATACGCTGGATTGACATTCCAATATCTATTACCTTCACCATCACTAGACTCTCCTTTTATGTAAGGAACCACACCATCTTTTTCTAAACCAGCGTTAGGGTTTGCAAGTTCGCTTGTATCAAAACTTCTTATGTCATATTGATACTTTTCTTTCCATCCCGGCTCGAGATTACCTGCATAATATTTTGTTTCATCTTTATCTATGTATATACTACCACCTTGATCTACCAAGTTTCCGTCTCCGTCTCTCAAGAAACCCGGGTATCTAAATAGTTCTTTATGTATTGAGAGTTTATACTCTTCGTCTGGTGGGGCAACCCAGTAGCCTTTTGATTCAGTAATATTTTCAGGATGATCAGACCATGTATCGGTATCGCTCTTTTCCCATATAAAAATTTCCGTGTTTAAGCCCGGGGGGTTGCAAGATTCTTTAGCGTCTTCTTCATTCCATACGGGGTCATGCCTTTTGTCCATGTGATCTATCATTCCATGGTACCCCGGAACTAGTTTATTTTCGAATTCATCTTCATCTTGCGCCGCGAATTCGCAATAATCATCTAATATAGCTTCGACTGGCACAAAGGTTCTGCCACGTTGAAATTCTTCTAAATTATCTCCTTTAATAAACTTTCTTCTAACTAGATACGTGTTTCCGAACAGATTAGTTTTATCTGAATATTCTTCGATGGCATAACCTGCGAGTACATCTTGGTAGTATTTTAAGATCTCTGAGCCCTCTCCAGATGTGTCTTCTCCAAATACATCCTCGTCAGTTAGTGGTTTTAATCTAAATTCTGGGCCCATGCCATCAACACCAACAGTTCCTTGACTTGGGCTTAAGCTGCTTAAATCAAAATTAAATTTGAACTGAAGGGTTAGTGGAGTAATTCTATCTATAATAGGGGCGACTGGGGGTGGAGTTACATAGGTTTCCGTGCACCCGCCGTCAGCAAAAACCTCTTCGCAGGTTTTGTCTTCGTGAAATTCTCCTTTACAGTTACTTTCATAGACAGAGTCTTCGCAGGCTTTTTTGATCGTTACTGTGATTGATCCGTCTGGATTTGTTACTTTTGTTTCCGTACTGCCTTCTTCTGTGCAGCAAGCTCCTTGTGGGTTGGGCTTAGGTTTTGGAGGTTCTCCATTTCCATTTGGGGGATTCCCGGGTATAGTTACGGGAGGTTCTTCTGTTGGGTCTTCCGGCGGTCCGTCCTCTTGATCAGTTCCTCCGCCGCCACCTATCAAAGATCCCTCTTGATATTTGGCTTTAACGTGCTCCAAAGCCATAATGTCATAAGAGTTTTGTTTCTCTGTTATGTTTATAACTTTATATTCTTGAGCATGACCAGAGGCAAATTCTTGATCTAAAGTATATTGTCTGTTGTTAGTTATGTCTGAGGAGAGCGGCTCGATAGACCAAACTAAATTCGCGCCAGAAGGATTTTCGTAGGATTCCTTATATGAAGAAATTGGTAAGTCATTGGGGCTGCTAGCGTTTCCGAAGTCAGATAAATCTGCAATAACAGAAGAATTGTCATAACCCGTTATGGCGTAATTAGCAAAATCCAAAGATGCTTGAACTTCCTTATCGAAGAAAATCTTCGTTACTATACCGCTACCATTTACAGAGAATTCTGAATGATAATCTCCAGTTACAGCTATCGCTTGATATCCGCTAAAATAAAGAGTTTGAATTTGGTTCTTTCTGATTTCTGGGAAATCGGCTGAAGTAAGAGCTTTATCCGTATTATCTGCGTTTCTGGTGATGCTTTCTATAGTTTTGGCGCTTATGGTTTCTTCTGCATCTACTACCCCGTGAGTTTGCTTTAGTCCAATTTGATATCCACCACCTACGACAGCCGTAGCGCTTCCTTCGTCTGAACCTGATCTTTTTGTTATAGGATGGTAGACTCTTATAGTTACGCTTGAAATACCTCCTGCTTTTTCAAAAGAATAAGAGCTATGATGAGGACGCTCCGAGTGAAATATATCTATTGATCCATTAAGCAAGGACTGTATTTCGGTATCGGCGTCAGCTTTTATTTTTGCATCAAAATCTCCGCCATCGCTTCCGTTAGCTCTATAAAATCCTAGACAGCCATATAAATCTCCGTTAATAGACCTTTCTTTATACGCAACGCCACCTTGCTCCACTGCTCTAGGGTCGTGGAGCTTTCCATCCTTAGCTTCTTTGTGACCTATATAATCTTTACTTGTAGCGACTACCACTCCGTCAACTAGAACTTCTAATTTCTTAGGAGCAATTCTTGTTGTGCCAATTTCAAGCTCGCTAAAAATCTTCTCAGAATTAATGAAGTCGACTTGGAACTTCCCTTGCTCGATATCTACAGCTATTTCGTGGTCTGTTATAAAATGAGAGAGATTATTAGATTCTTCCATACCGTCCCCATTTGCGTCGTTAACTGTAAAAAGAGTGACTCCTCGGTTCCCCTCTCTGATATTAAGATCTCTATATCCCGGCTTGTTTTTGCTTTCTTCATCAGTTAACTCTTTAAACTTTTTGACAGTTTTCGTTTCGCCCGGCACTTCTGTCTCTGTTATTGTTTCAACACAATTACTCGGAGTAATTTGAGATGGTTCGTAATAATTTGAAGGCGTCAACAGCTCTAACTTATACTGTTGATTTGGCATAAAATGAAGCGGCTTATCTATAGTAATGGCGTTCCCAGTTATTGGGTATAAATTAGTATCACCAATTCTTTCGCTTAAATAAGACGGAGTATTAGCATATTCTACTGGTATTATTTCTTCAGCTTCTTTTTCGACTCTTAACGTTCTGCCAGAAAGCTTTCTGTCATTTCTAAATTCATCATAAACACTAACAATATCTCCCGGGCGAATATACATCCCTTCCATACCCGCGGTGAAAGTGACGGTCTCTGTTTCTAGTATTTCACTTTTTAATATCCATTCGCCGAACCTCTTCGCCTGCCCTTCGCTCGTGCAGCCTATGGCGCTAGTCTCAATCTCTCTAATTCCGTAGCGTTGGATTCCCGCCTGATCTTCCACATAGCAAATAGCAGGTTTATATAAATTATTTTTGTCGCTGTATCTAATAATAGCGACAGTATGTCTTGCTTTTTTCGCCGAAGAAGCATAATTAAAAACTCCATCGGCTACGTTAGAGGTAGTGAAAAGATATATTGGATCTTTTGGCCTATCTTGAGATACATATATATTCCCGAAAGCATAATATACAATAGAGCGAAATGCCGAAGCTAGATCATTTACAACTTTATAAGCCTCTTCTCTAGATGTAATTAAATGATTAAGAGTGAATCTTGGCTCAACCCCACCTCTTCCGTCAGAAACAAGAGTGTCGCAGTATTTAGCTATTTCATACAGCGTCCATTTGTCTACATATTTTGCATCTATATAATCTCCCAAGCCATATCTATTATTAGTAACTAAATCATAAAAGCACCAAGCGGGATTATTTGTCCATTCTTTTTTAGCCTTAAAACATCCGTCCCAATATCCTAAGGGTTCATCATAGCTCCTTAATATAGGGTCATAAGTGTTAGGAATCTTTACTTTCAACAGTTTCGTATCGTAAGCTCTATGCGGTATTCTTTGAAAGAATTCCGCGCTAAATTTCGAATATACCATCGAAGCGTAAGGGTAGCGTAACTTAGAATCATATACTTCCACTAATGAATCTATGTACGATTCATTTTTAAGAAATTGATTAAAAGAGTCTGGGGTAAGTCTAACTATCTTAATTTCCCAACCTTGAAAATACTTATGGTTTTTATTATTTAAAGTTGAAAACGCTTCTCCCCATTCACTTTTATTAAGGTCAACGCGAAGGCTTTTTATATAAGGCTCATTTATTCTACCAAATATCTCAAAAGTTTTTTCCTCTTTCCAATTGTAGAATTTTCTTTCAGGCTCCTCCGTGGTTACCTTAAAATGTCTCGTGTCAAAAACCGGGCGAAGGTAAATGGAGAATTTTATTTTTCTGGCTTTTATATCCCCTGCCCCGAATACTTTTTGAGACTTACCTTTTTTCTGATCATAAAAAGTTCGTTTGCCTCCGTCTTCTCCTGCTTCAAACACAAGCCCCTTGAACCCTTTCGCTGACTTGTTGCCTATTTGGTCGTTTGGGTCATCCTGTAAGGTTTCAAAAAGCTGGGGTATTCTAAAATTTATTTTAACACCAACGCATTCTTTATTATTAACCATATACACTTTAGAGTTTTTGTCTATGTCTCCTATCATTTGAGGAGCGTGTGGTGTTTTGTCGTCTAAGTAGTATCTAGGAATTTTTTCTTCACTTAAATCTATACTAGGGCCAAAAAGTCTTTCTCCGATATTTCTAAAGAGGGTGAGCTCAAAATCTGTACCGTTTTTGTTATTCTTGGATAAAGGTAAGTTAGTGTTAAGAGTAGGGAGTTCTCCTTGTGGTGAGCCGTTTTTAGATTCTACGTTTATTTCTTGAAAATTATAAAAACCGTCTTTGTCCACGACAGGGACTTCGTTCCAATAAATTGACCTAAGAAATCCTAGCTCAGTGCTCGCTACTCCATTTTTGTCGAGAGCTGTATATGGCTCGTCTTTTACATAAGAGTACCCCACTTGTCCTAAGTTACCCTTGTACATGTACTCTCCAGTCACTATACCCTCTATACCTCCTTCGCAAATAAGGTCTGCGACTGTAGCTTCGCTTATAGCTGAGTATAGCTCTGGCTTGCTAGTAGAAGAACCTTGTTTTGACAAAGGTAAAACGCCCGGTTCGTCTTGAATCGGTATTCTGGTAGATCTCTCTTCTGGTCCGTCAAAAAGTCCCATTTTTAAATTATCTTATACTAAGGGTTAGTAATTCCGTCAGGCGTTACCGTAACTTCGCCATCGTTGCTTAAAGTTATCTTACTTGAAGTGTTGCTATTGTTATGTTTAGATGTGGGGTCTACAAAATCTGGTTCTCCTGTCGATTCATTCCACTCGGATATTCTGTCTTTTAAAATTTCTTCTGCTCCGACTTTTTCTCCGTCTGTAAGAGATTTGGCTCTGTAATCTAGACCGTACCCATCATAGCCCCAGTAAGGCTTAAATTTTTCATTAGAGTTAGCGCGACGACCGTTTTTCATATCCGCAGTTTCAATGCTTGATTGAACAACTTGGCTTCCAACCATCAATCTTCCATAACCAATAAATATAGGACCGCCTTCTCTGATTGTATTTTCTGGGCCAGAGAATATATACGATCTTCTTCCTCCTCCCTCTATTTCCCTAAAGTCATCAAATTCAGGCATAGGTTGAAGAAGATTCGCTATGCCTGCCGCCACTAAACCAACACCAGCCATAATTAAAGAAGCGCCAAGGAAAGTGCCAGCGCCAAAAGTAAATACCCCGACAGCTATTAAAATCACTCCTGTCACTATGGCAAAAATATCATCAAAAGCCCCTTCTAGAACTGGGATGATGTCAATAGTTTCTATATTGCTTTTAGGTAAAACTAGTTCTGAGGTCCTTATACCTTCTTCTGTGTTTATGTCTTTACTTTTATCGTAAACAAAGTCTTTACCGTTAATCATCACCCTGTATTTTATATTTTGTTTTTCGTATTCTATCAAAGAGGCGAAAAGTTTTTTGCTTTGAGACTCAATGGCTCTAATAGCTTCTCCGGCAGTAGAAACTGAGAACTTCCACACATCTCTTCCTACTTTTTCTCCCAGAGCTCCGTGAAGTTTTATAGTTGTAAGCTTGTCGTTCATTTTATATATCTATACACATCTACTATTTTATTAAAATAAAATTTTGTTATTGATTGGATAACGGGATAACCTCCCCATATGTGATGAAACATTTCTCCTGCTGAAGGACAAACTGCGAAGTGATCATAAGGGGGCATAGATCCTTGCTTGAGATAAAAGCATAAAATATCATTTTCTTGTATATCTTCCACTGATTTAGGGTTTATTTTTTGAAAGCCGTCAGAATTCATAAAGGCAACTTGAGTAGCCGCGTTCGGGTTCTTTCGCGCCCAATTTTCGCTTCTACTGTTTAAGCATTCTGGTAATTCTAAATTAAAGTTTATTTTTTCTTTTAGGTAATTTTGTATTAAAGAAATACAATCTTGTTTACCCCAGATGAATTTTTTATCGGCATAAACAATGCTATTTTTTTTATGATTATATACTCTGAAAGTATTATATACTGTATTGTAGAGTATGTAGTCTATATTGTGTCTTTGACTGTTAAGTTTATCAGTGACGCTAAATTCTTCAACTTCATTTGTGTGAGAATGATAGGTGGCTTTTATTCTTCCAAGCATTGTCGCCTCTAGATAATTGCGAGGACTGATTATAAAATGCCTAGACTTATCTGGAGAAAGATTTTCGCACTCTTTAACAGCTGTCCCTTCTTCAGACTCATATATTAAACCGCAGCACTCGTTAGGCTCTTCTCTGAGCGCATGCTTTTTAATGGATAGCTTTATGTCTTTAGTTAAAATCATCCTCCTAAAGTTTGTTCTAGTCTTGTGGCGTTAGGGAATCCGCCAAACTGTAATTCGCCTTTATTAAAATCATTAGTTCCGTCAGTATTCACTGCTCCATTTTGCCCCCATCTCAACTTACATCCTTCTAGGGTTTTCGAGCACAAGTCAGCTACCCAATAATCTGGATTTGGCGGAGCAAATTCTGTGGTTGTTCGAGATGGAATATTTTGCCTAGCTATGAAATAGTATTTTATATTATTTTTCTCCATATAAATACAGTCGCCTTTTGTATATGTATTTTCTTTTTGCCAGATTCCGCGTACAGGAAACTCGAAATTAGCATCTACTCCTATAACTTGATAAATCTTTTGATCTCTAACATCCGCTATTGGAGGGGCTTGGTCAGGCAAAGTTAGCTCACTATCCCTTATCCCGCATTTTGCTAGAAGCTTGCTCGTGGTTCCGGGGCCGGGTAATGCGTTTTGATAATCCGAATTACCACTTGCTTCAGTTGCGTTGAATCCGACAGGTTCTTTCTGTTGGTAAAAACATCCGCAACCCCTATATGAGAAACTACATTTTTTAGAGAGGACTCGTCTCCTTGGGAGCTTGATTCCTTCGACATCAATCAATGCGCTTAGTTCGTACTCCAAAGCGTTTTTATTCTCGCCAGTTTTTCTTTCTACATAAAAAATATCTCTAGGAAATTCAGCCCAAGGGTCTGGCTCGTATTCATTAGGAAAAGGAGAGTTGTAGCTGCCTTGTGTTGATATGCCAGAATCTTTAAATTCAGAGAAGTTAGCTTTATCTAAGTATTTGGCAAAAGTTCTTATTCTAGTAACCTTACCTCCTACTATATCTCCGTATTTGTGAATAGCTCTTCTTAAAATAGACAAAGCGGCAATACCTTCTTCTTTTTGAGAGGTCATTCTTAAAGTAGGGGTAGGCAAAATGCCTCTAGAATTTAAATCAAATCCGTCAGCTTCTATCGGGGCTGGCCAATAAGTATTGCCCTGCCATATTATGTAAGAGTTAAAAACTGCTATATTATTGTGAAATCTTAATATATTTTCTCCTTCTGACAAAACAAGATCTTTGCCAGATTCGTCAAGGCTCTTTCTTATTCCTATTTCATCAGTATCTTGAATCAGGCTCGAAGATATGCCTTTAACTGCTGTAGATAGATCTATTTCAAAAAACGTTAATAAAGAAGATGGATTTAGATTTGCAGATTCAAACAATAATGACTTGACGCTTTTTTGCGCCTGTCCTTTATCCATTGTAGAGTAATTCGGCATTAGTTGTTAACTTCTTCAAAGGTAGCTGAAATTGTATAATTGTTATAAAAAACAAAATCGCTAGTAAAACCTTTGCAGACGAAAAGCTTTGTATATCCTCCAGCGTTCAAATCGTTATAAGGTTCCGGAAGCTTATTAAAAATAAAAGACTCTGCGCCGTTTCTGGCTCTGAGAAAATGGTTGATAGCTTGCGCTTCTTTAGTGTTTCTGTGCTCAAACTTAAGAGAAATTTTTATTAGATTATTAAATATACCGTCTTTATGTCTTTGCTCGTATCCATTTCCAAAAACTATGCTGTTTATTCTTGGGGTGTTTTCTATTGTATTGTTGTAGGATGGAGCCCAAATAAATTCAGGTTTAGTTTTGTCGTTCCATCGAGTCATCCCTCCCCATGTGGCTGCATCGGTTAAAGATGAAGAATCTACTCCGCTGTTGTTATTGGAGGTGCTGTAGTAATATTTGGCTGATTTTGGAACTGAATTAGGGACAGAGTCACTGGCGAACCTTTCAAAAACTACTACAATATCGTCTTTTGAGTAAGTTCTCGTGGAATCGTACTCTGTAATGTTATAAACGCTATTCTCGTCAGCCATTTTCCTTATACCTTTCAAAATATTACACTAAAAAAGTGTAAATAATGTAGATGTTATCAAGGATCAGGAGAGAAGGGCAGAAGTTGGCTATTAACGGCACTGGCGTTAACGGCCTTCAGAGCCTTTCTTTCGGCTATGACAGCACGGCGCAACCAATTCTGCCGCTCGGGGTAGATAGAGTCCTTTATGCCCCCGGCTCCCCTCAGACAGCCTCTATTCAGGCCAATAGTCTCCTAGTTTATGATGATTTCTTTTTAGGATTCACGGGAGAGCATCCTTTCAGCGGTCAGGTGGATTACAAGGGCCAAAACATCAAATTTACAGAAGCGTATCTCAGTTCTTACTCTACCTCTTGCGCTATAGGAGAAATACCGTCCACCTCAATGCAGGCGGAAATTTATGGAGAAATGGGGACAGGTAACTTTTTTGATTTTGGAACTCCTTCGGCCCATGATACAACTTTAAATATACCGGGATACAACTCTATAGATATAAACTTAGATGAATTTACTACAAACAGAGTTAGCAGTTACTCAGTAGATATACAAACACCAAGAACTCCTGTCTATGCTTTTAATGATAAAACTCCTAGCGAGGTAGTATCGAACAGCCCGTTGGATGTAACGCTTCAGTTCAGTATAGAGCCGGATGATTACAAAATAAAAAATATTAGATTTGTCCCAGAGGAAACCGTATTTAGGGATGTTAGTCTTAAAATAAACAAAAACAATTCTACGGAAAATATACAAACATTTAACTTCACAAAACTTCTTTTAGTTTCAGAGCAGTATCAATCAGACAACAATTCTAACGTTCAAATAAATTTCGTGTTGAAGGGGACGATATTAAGATAAAATGGCTTCTATAAGATACGATCAAGTACCAGTAGTCATAGAGTACGGCGGAAGAACTGAAAGGATGTTAGCTTACGACTGTAGTTTGAGTGAAGCGGCCGATCTAACGCCTGTGTATCTTTTAGGCAAGCAGAGTATAGTGGAGCAAACTCCCCAAGGAGCTAGGACAGCGAGTATATCTTTTTCATATACGCCAGTTTTAAAAGGTATTATAGATGTCGATATAGACAAAGTGGGAAATTATAATATTATAAATGAATTAGCTAGCGGTTTAAAAAACTCTAAAGCTTCGCAAACCTCTGGAGTCTCAATTCGTTTTGGTAGAATAAGCGGAGAAGGGCTTTTATCTTCGTATTCATTTTCCCTAAGTCCTTACTCGCCAGTTGAATGTACGGTCAATTTTGAATTGTTTGGCTCTGGAGAAAGTGATCTACCCGTAACTGGAGCTTTGGAAAAAGAATCTCCAGAATCTTTTAAATTCATAAATTCTAAACTAGCGGAAGATGTTGGGCATACTGCCTACTCTGATTTTATGACAGCGGGCTCACCCGCTACAATCACAGATAATCAAGAGACAGGAGTATTGCAGAATATAAATTACTCTATTAACTTTGAGTATGAGCCAGTGTATAAATTAGGGCAAGAATTCCCGGCGGAGTTTTTATATCATCAAGCCAGAGAAGAGGCTAGTGTAACTGAGAACGTATATGAGACAGGAATGCATTTCACAGGTAATGGAGAAAGTTTCTATCTCAAAATAAATTCTTTGAGCAATAATAACGCAATGGAAATAAGGATGGACGACCCCGTGCTCAGTAATACTCAAGCTAGCGTCCGGGGCGGAGACATAATCCAAACATCAAAAACTATAAGGAGTTTTTATTAATGATATTTTCTGCGAAAAATGTTAAGCTAAGACTTACCACAGATGCTACAGATGATATACATTTGTTAGCAAATCAATGCACCCTAAATATACAAGCGTCTTTGGAGGCTAAATATGATGCAGGAAGTCGACATTCAATTGATTACAGGGCTTCTAATGGAATAGGGTCTAGATTAAATTTTTCTCATTATCTAGAAGGAGATAATGTAAATACAGTTAAAAATTTATTAACGACTCAAGGAGAGTTGATAGGTGATGACGGAAGGAGCAATGAAGGCAAGGTTGTTCAGGGAAGCTTTGGCGGAATGGAGTTTGTTAGCGGATATTTAACAAGCTATTCTATACAATTTTCTCCAAATTCGCCAGTTATAGCTAATTCAGAAATAGTATTTTTTGATGATTTAAATGGAGCGTTTGAACAAACTGAAGAAACCGCGAATAAAGATGAGATACTAAATTGTAAAAATATAATATTCGGCAATTCTTCTTCCTCCGACGTTGGTGTTATAGATAATTTCATAGGCGCGACATACAACTATACTTCAGAAATAAATCCTGTATACCATGCGGGGTCAACTGTCCCAGAAAGAATATACTTTGGTAGAAAGACTGTGTCTATGAATATAGATATAGATAACCCTACAGGAACTTTACCTTACAATGGGGCGTCAGCAAAATTTAACATAAACCTAACTAAGCATAATAGTCCGACTCCTGTCGAATCGTTTGTTTGTTTTGGTAGGATTCAATCAAGAACAGTAGGCGCGTCTGTTGGCGGAAGGGTAACTCACCAAATAGGAATAGTTTCAAATACTCCTAGAGGAGGCAACACTAGAGTGTTGGGTATAACCCCTACAGATAGACCAAGATTAATATCAAAAGCTATACCCGGAATTCCAACCCCTAGACTTTCAGAATAAAAATGGCAGGCATATTTCACAGAAACTCAGGATTCTTTATAAGCGGCGAAGAACTGTCAGATGTTCAGTCTATTAACTGGGGCAATATTTTAATAGATAGGAATAATCTTATTTATGTCGGCGACACAGGGATAAGTGGCGTTATGCCACCTAACGCCATAACCAGTGAAGTCTCTGCAACTTTTTCTGATGGATCTGTTTCTAGTTTAGGCCAGCAAATTGTTCGTATGTTGCCTGTTGACAGGGTTGTGGTAAGTCCCTTGACTGAAAAAATCTCTGGTTCTGCTGGAGAAATAGTTAAAGTAACCGGTGACAATTTTTATAGAATAACAGATATTAAGTTTGGGGGGCGAGCGGCAAGATTTACAGTTATATCTCCAAAAGAAATAGAAACTTTCGTTCCAATAGGCGCAGAGTATGGGAACATATCTGTTGTAAGCTCCGTGTCCTCTGGAGAAGCTGGCACCACTTTCAATAGTGGAGAGACCGCAAATGAGTTTATTCCTTTCCCTGACGTTGAATCGATCACTCCAGATATTCAAACTGTAAATGAGTCAATAACAATACAGGGGTTCTCTTTAAGCTCTGTGACAGGGGTTAGATTTTCTAATAACAGCACAATTAAAGAGGCTACTTCAGTCACTAATACATCTTTTAACGTTGAGGTTCCTGCTAACAAAGCTTCTGGCCCTCTTACATTTTTAATGCAGAGCGGTATAGAGAACGCGCCCATTTCAAATACAAACTCATTCAGTCATTTTGCTGTTTTAGATAGCGTTTCGCCAAATATTATTAGAGGTGGAGATTCAATAAACTTAGTAGGCAGAAATTTTCATACAGGAATGTTGTCTGTTTCGTCTGGCAATTTTATAAACGTAAAAATAGACTCTAATATAAATACCGGTTTTGAAGTTAAATCTGATACTTTAATAGTTGGAACGGTTCCTAGCACTTTGTCTACCGGAACAAAGACTTTGTCTTTAATGAACGAAGATGGCGACATCTATCCTTCTGGCGAAAATTTTATAATAACTGGTAACCTTCCTGTTATATCTGGATTTCAAAGAAAATACGGAGCAACCGGAAGTAATGTTCTTTTAACTGGCGCTAATTTATACAGTATTAGAAATGTAACTTTAACTAATAGAGACAAACCTGAGAATGTTGTAACTATAACAGGAGATAGTTTGTTCTCTAGAAATTTTGGAGACAGTTTAAAGTTTTCTATTCCTTCGGGGCTACAGTCAGGCTATAGTTCTGAAGAAGGTACATTTTACGCAGATGTTCAGGTAAGCGGAGATGTTGGAGTTTCTAATGTTTTGGAGTCTGGTTTTTTTGTAATAGGTAAGCCAATTATAGAGTCTGTTGTGAGCGGGGTGAGCAGCCCGAGGGAGCCCAGTACTGAATTAGCTCTATCTGGGTGGAATCTGATTAGAAAGTCTACTATAAGTTTTTTCAGCTCTGCGACTGAGGAGAAGATATCTTTCACAAAACCTACTTCTGTTACAGGAAGTGGCAATTATGTAAAACAAACTTTATTTACTTTACCGTCCGAATTTAATGCAACTGGTATAAAAGTTAAATTTAGCGGAGAGAACGGCGAGAGCAACTTCTCTCAAGTCATTCCGGTTTATAGAGCGCCTTTTATAAGTGGATTTGAGCCCTTGTCTGGAGAAGCAGGGACTGTAGTTAATATGAGCGGGTTTTTCAGCGGGTTAAAAAGCGACGAAGTGTCCATAAACTCTGTTGCCGCTAAAGATATATCGCAAGTCGATACTACGGGAATAACTTTTAAAATACCAACTGGAGCATCAAGTAATTTTATTAAAGTATTCACAAGCGGAGGAAATGCAGAAACAACTTCTAGATTTTCACTGCTTCCAGATTTACCTATCGAAACAGGATTTTCTCCTTCTTCTTTTGAAGGTTTAACTTATTCTACATTTGGTGCGGGACAGAGCTTTCAAATTCTAGGCACTAACTTAAACTTTGTTAACGAAGTTAAATTCTATAATTCTGACCTAGGAGATATTTCAGTCTCTACATTCAAATCTAAGTCAGATAGTCAAATAGGTTTGTTCTTACCAGAAAATGTTTTGCCTTCTCCCAAATTAGGAACAGACCCAACAATAAGGCTTGTTGATAGATTTGGAAGAATCTCAACAGGAACAACCCAGTATAGAATTGCAGAACTGGCTTCCACTTCTGGTTCGTACGGGGTTTTTGGAGACAGCTTGACATTTAGCGGTTCGTTTATATCTGGGTTAAGTGGCATATTCTTTGACGAAGACTCTAGCCCAGTAACTGGAAGCGTTTCATCTTCCACTAAGCATTCTGAAACAGGCTTTTCTATCCAAGTGGGCGTACCTAGAGATATAATAAGTGGTAAACTTGAGATAGCTAGTCCAACTTCACCAAGTATAGATGTTGGCAGCGAAACGTTTTTCCCTTTACCTACTATAACGGGTATAACTGGAAATGTTGGGAGTAATTTAAACGTAGGCGCCGCTATTCAAATTACAGGCGTTAACGCTTTCGGGGCTTATAAATCAGGAGAAAATGTAATAGGTATAACCGGAGAGCAAGGCTCCGCCTTTTTCCCAATTAATAGTTTTTCAAGATCTCAAGACACAGATGGTAAAAATGTTTCTATATTTGATCTAGAGGTAGGAGGGACTTTCACAGGCAGCGGCCAATTATTCATAATGAGCCCTTGGGAAGATTATACGTCTTCTTCATTTGATTTCCAATCGTCTAAAACTAGCGAAAATATAACTAAGTTAGTTACAAGCGATTCATATAACATAGTTTATCCGGGGCCGTCTATATCTGGGATAGGAGAGGGGCTTAAATTTAATGAAAATATTTCTGGTTTTATCAGCGGAACTAATCTATCGCCTGTTACTGGAGTTTTCTTCTCTGGCTCCGGAGAGGGGGCGATTCACGCAGCCACCGACTTCACAGCGGAAACTAATACATTGATAAAGTTTGCTGCACCTTTTGGTAGCTTAGTGACTGGGTCTGGGTTTTTAGTTGTTCAGTCAGCTGAAGGCTTAGCTACGTCCGAGCCTTCTGGTATTCAAGTCGAGTTAATCAGCCCTATAGTTATTAACTCATTTTCTCCTTTGGAAGGTATAACGGGCTCAACAGTAAATATATTTGGCTCAGGCTTCGCTGATACTACTGATGTAGTGTTCACTACCGTTGACCATTCAGGGAGCGCTTCGTTTACTATCGATTCGAGCACTGGTTTGAGCGTTATAGTGCCTGACTATACAATCTCAGAAGGTCAAGATGCTTTGATAACCGTTCGCGGCTTCTCAACAGATAATCAAACGACCTCTAATCGCTTCACAATCATTCACGACGCTCCAGCCGTTCAGTTTAACGTGTTAAGCGGCAGAAGCGCCCCCGCAGTTGGGGCAAGCAGATCTGCGATATTTACCATCGTTGAAACCATTAATGGAATCGATTACTATGTAACGAAGATGGTCAATCCCGATGGCAAAGAGATAATAATGAACACTGAACGAGTATAAAAAAATAACCACTCTTTCGAGTGGTTATTAATGTTCTTTTTGAAGACGCTGCACCCTCAGATAAGAAAGAACAAACTTACTGTATTAGTAGGGGCAGTGATTAGTTTTGGTCACTCTCATCGTTTTGCTGAGTCGTTTCGGACTCACTTTTCTCTTCGATGAGTGGTGTTTGTGTTTGTTTGGTCTCTTCCTCAGGTCGGGACACATTACCCGCCTTATCTTGAGGAGAGTGAAGTATATTTCCTTCGTTTTTAATCTTAATCCACTTATCTATTAGAGTACCATTCCAAAAGTTAAGCTTAGTCAAGCATGTGGCATATTCAGCTTGGTTTTTGGCTCCTGCTAAGTCAGCATTTTCACTATAATCACATTCTGAGCAAGTAAAAATGTTTGTCTTTCTGTCTCTACAGTCAGGAGTGTTTACGCAACCACAAGAAGTGCACCTTCTAGAGGTAAAGAAAGTAGGAACAACCATGAAAGGCACTCCTTGTTCAAGGCAAGCGTCTTGAAGAAGCTCTTTAAGCTTATCCTGCCCAAAGCTTCCGTTACTCTTACCGGTAGTCACACTATCAATCGCTAACCCTAGTGAGTTATCTTTTACGTAACTCACTAATGTGTCAATAAGCTTAGTCTCTTTGCCGGGGAAAGGAGCGGCCGCAATGACTCGCTTGTGCAGTTTGTGGACAAGCTTGACGTGCTTTCTCCAGTAACTTCTCTTGCCTGTTCTTATAGGCGTACCGTCTTCATCTATTCTATCTTGAATGCTAGAGTGAACCTTTGCGTTCTTGTTAGCTTTTTTTAACTCAGCCTCTGCTATCAAGACACCTTCTAAGAGATTTTTATCAATCTTCTCAACTCCATCAATTGGCTCGCTAAAATAAATCCAATTTTCATTAGCTTTATTAAAGTCTAATCCAATGAATCTTTGCGGACGGTAAGAAAACTGATAAGGGACTTCGACGCTTGCAACTATAACATTTTTGCCGCCTTTTTTGCGCGGAAAAATTACAGTCGCTCCAAACTTACTATTCGGGTCCATTAAATTTAGATACTTTAAAGCATTCTTTTGAATGCGTTCGCACCTAGATTTGGTTCTATACTTAATTTTCAGTTCGCTACCGTCTAGATTTTTTGCGACAAGCCATCCATTTTTAATCTTGCCATCAAAAGAGAAGAAGCCATCCCCCATTACCAAGTTATAGCTTTTCATAGCTATAGTAGACGGGAATTCTCCATGCTTTTCATAATGCCCCTTCCACTTTCTTAGAACCCCAGTAACGATAGATCTTATATGACTCTTATTCTTATTCTCCTTAGCCATTTTAGCAAGATGAGGAAAGAATCGGTCAATAAAATTTGACGCGGTAAACTTTTTCTCTAACTCTTCTCCAAATTTTGTAATTTCCTTAACAACTACATCATTGTACGGGCCGTCTATAGAAACAATCTCCCCAGAAGCCACCATTTCAATTACTTTGGAATTTACTTCGTTGACTATACCTCTGGCAAGTTCTCTTAAAGAATCCAGAGCATTGTCTGAATCAATAAACTTAACTGCCTTTCTTAGGAAGATTGTTGGACCTTTGCGAACCGCGAAGCTTTCTTCGCCGGTGTCGAACAGCGGGAGCTGTTCATTATTGTCATTGCTCATTTGTTACTTAGACACCATCTAAAACATACAAGGGCTTAAAGCCATCCTTTTTAAGACTTAGGAGAACTTTCGTTCTGTGCTTAGAGAATTATGCTCCAGACTTTCGTCTATAAATATTGTAGTAAGAAAAAAATATTTGTCCAAAAAAAATGCCACCGACTTTCGCCGGTGGCAATTTCGTGAGACTTTGATTAATCTCCACTCTGCGGATAAGAGTCTCGGAACTTACCGCGTATTCGAGAGAAGTTTGCTTTTTTGTAGTTCCTGAACCTCTTATAGCTAGGAAAAGCTAAACCTACTATTTCTCAGAGGCAGTGTTAAGAGGTTATGAGCCCCCTTACTTCATCATAAGATTCTTTTACTCTTATGGAAGATCTTCTTAATTCTATAATGGTTCTATCTGTTGAGTCTGAATGGATAGACTGAATTTTGCTGGTATTGATTGATATTTTTCTTTCTGGATTAGAAAGGCTACCAATACCTTCTGTGACAATTTCCGTTAGTTCAATAAACATATTTTTTTTATTTAAAAGTTTGCTCGTAACAGTTTTTACAAAGCAGATACAGTTTATCAGCTTTCTGCACCCAAGTCAACTCTGTTTCTTCGAATTCTTTTTTACATTTCGAGCATTCACACATACTTTACAATTACACTGCTCTTTAAAAAATAAATTTTTAAATCTTTGCCGCCAATAATTTACAAGTAAGGTAGTGAAAAGGTTCAAAATGGTACCCCGACTAGGACTCGAACCTAGAATCTACAACTTAGAAGGTTGTTGCCTTATCCATTCGGCCATCGGGGCCAAGAATTTACATTCCTGTTACGCTGGCCACCGTACTTACAATTATAAGCAAAGTCCAAGCGATCATTACTTTGATATTAACATTATTACTCATCCAACCCCAAATAAAGGTGATAAGTCCACCTATGCCGCATAGGAAAGTTAGAAGAATACATGCAATGCCGAGCCCTGTTTTGCCCTGCTGGAACATGGCTACCCAAGCAATAATGAGACACACTAGCGACGGGAGCGCCAGCACCAACTGAATAGGACTGATTTCTGTTTCCATAATATTATTTTTTAACTAGAGGTTTGGGAGTTTTAACTTTCTTTACCTCGTACTTGCTCTTATCTTGCTCGTACAGCCTAGTTAAATTGTAGAACTCTTCGTATTCAACGAAGGTGTCAAAGGTATAGGTTTGGCTGGCTCCATCGCCCAAGTCAAACACTACATGCCAGTCGTTTTCTTCGTCGCTCTTTTCGGCTCTCATTGCGGCTTTACGCAAAGCAGTAGCTTTGAAAGTCTTTATGGCATGTTGATAGGAAATGCCGTCACGACCAACTTTACCGTACTGACCATGTTGATAATGGTCTTGGACTAAAACCCCTTTCTGGTCTATGCCAAACACAGTCCATTGTCCCTCGGTGTATTCTGAAGATTTGTAGGTGTTGTTCCTACCGCCAAAAGTATGAGCAGGGATATCTTCTCCAGCCACAATATTTACATAGATGACTTTCTTTTCTTCTCTAGCTTTTTTCGCAGCTTCTTTTAAAGCCATGAAAAGATTTCTATTGTAATAATTGAGAGATTGGTAGAATGCTTTATTTGCCCCGCTCTTTGGAATGAATAAAGTTTTCTTGGTAATGATGTCATTAATAGGAAAGTATTCCTTGCCTACTGGCTCTTTCCACATTTCTTCGCGAGTTAGAACTCTTTCGTCTAACTCTGGAATGTAACT